AGTATGATATGCTTCAGCATTTCATAACATACTGGTCAGCAAATCCACCAGAAGTTGTGACAGGATGGAACTGTCAGTTATATGATATAGCATATCTTGCTAAAAGAATTACCAGAGTTCTAGGTGAGAAGTCATGTAAAAAATTATCACCATGGGGTCTAGTAACTCATGAAGAAATTTATTTACAGGGTAGAGCACACACCATATATGATATTGGTGGTGTCACAGTTTTAGATTACCTTGACTTATATCGTAAGTTTACATACAAAGCACAGGAGTCATACAAACTAGATTACATTGGTGAAGTAGAACTAGGTAAGAAGAAGTTAGATCACTCTGAGTATGACACATTCAAAGATTTTTATACTAAAGCATGGAATAAATTTGTAGATTACAACATCCAAGACGTTAGACTTGTTGATGCTTTGGAAGAGAAGATGAAGTTGATTGAACTTGCTGTAACTATGGCGTTCGATGCTAAAGTAAACTTTACTGATGTTTTTTATCAGGTTCGGATGTGGGATATGATAATATATAATGACCTAAAACGAAAAGGTATTGTTATACCACCAAAGAAAGATGAATCAAAAAGTGAAAAGTATGCTGGAGCGTATGTCAAAGAACCTAAACCCGGTATTTACGACTGGGTTGTTTCTTTTGACCTCAATAGTTTGTATCCTCATCTTATTATGCAGTACAATATATCTCCAGAAACTCTTCTAGATGAGAGATATCCTAATGTTAGTGTTGATAAGTTACTGAATGAAGAGGTAGACCTATCTGGTTTAGATGGTGTGACTGTGTGTCCTAATGGTGCCATGTTTACTACAGAGAAACAAGGGTTCCTACCTAAGTTGATGGACAAAATATACAGTGAACGTGTTGTCTTCAAGAAGAAGATGATCAAAGCAAAGAAAGCATACGAGAAGAACCCTACTAAAGAATTAGAAAGAGAGATATCTAGATGTAATAATATACAGATGGCAAAAAAGATACAACTAAACAGTGCTTATGGTGCTATCGGTAACAACTATTTCAGGTATTATAAATTAGAGAACGCTGAAGCTATAACGCTAGGCGGTCAGTTCTCTATTCGCTGGATTGAGAATAGAATGAACAAGTACATGAACAAATTACTAAAAACTAAGGAGATTGATTATGTTATTGCTAGTGACACTGACTCTATCTATTTGCACATGGGTCCTCTGGTTGAAGTTATATACAAAGAACGAGAGAAGACTACTGAGGGTATTGTTGGGTTCCTTGATAAGGTCTGTGAAGTGGAACTTGAACGGTATATTTCGAGTTCTTACGAAGCGTTGGCCACGTACGTCAATGCCTTTGAACAGAAAATGTTTATGAAACGTGAGACAATAGCGGAAAGAGGTATATGGACAGCGAAAAAAAGGTATATTCTAAATGCATGGGACATAGAAGGTGTGAGGTTTGCAGAACCTAAGTTGAAAATTATGGGAATAGAAGCAGTCAAATCTTCTACTCCTGCACCATGTAGAGAGATGATAAAGGATGCTTTGAAACTTATAATGAGTGGTACAGAAGATAATGTAATAGATTATATTGATGACATGAGAACTAAATTCAAAAATATGAATCCTGCTTTAGTTGCCTTCCCTAGGTCTTGTAACAATGTGGACAAATATCATAGTAATTTTTCAATCTATACAAAGGGAACTCCCATACATGTTAGAGGATCTTTACTGCATAATCACTACGTCAAAAAGTATAAATTAGAAAACAAATACTCATACATACAAAATGGAGATAAGATTAAATTTTGTTATCTAACAAAACCTAATCCGATTCAAGAGAACGTAATATCTTTCAATGGTGATTTTCCTACAGAACTAGGACTGAACAAATACATCGATTACACTTTGATGTTTGAGAAGAGTTTTGTTGAACCTCTCAAGGCAGTCTTAGATGCAATAGGGTGGTCAGTAGAAAGACAAGCAACACTTGAAAGTTTTTTCATGTGATGCTATAATATAATTTTACATCATGTTATGGACTTACCTATAGACGACAAAGAGTTTGACTATATCGTGCTTGCTCTTTGGAAGTGCAGGAAATCTGAAGATATGTGTGGTGATTTGTACGAGAAATTGAAGTTGGTGAAGGAATACAAAGATCAAGGTTTACCTTACAAGAAAATACTCAGAGAAAAACACGGTATTGTAGCATAATGTTTTTTGAAAAAGTGAGTTTGGTCACGGGTGGTTTTGATCCTATCCACAGTGGTCATATACAATATTTTGCTAGAGCAAAAGATCTATCAAACTACTTAGTGGTTGGTTTGAATGGTGATCCATGGTTGACTAGAAAGAAGGGTCAGTATTTTCAAAGTTGGACAGAACGAGCAGATATAATAAGACATTTGGATATGGTCGACGCTGTGATATCATGGGATGATGCTGATGATTCTGCCTGTGGTGCAATAGATAAGTGTCTTGATATAGCACAGGAAGTTATCTTTTGCAACGGTGGAGACAGAGGCAAGGGGAACACCCCAGAACTTGACAAATTCCAAAACAATGATAGAGTTAAGTTTGAATGGGGTATTGGTGGTACAGATAAAATGAACAGCAGTTCATGGATTCTCCACGGATACTTTGAAAGACAACGTAAACTTCTTGGCATATGAATTGTTGGCACTGTCAAACTGAACTCATCTGGGGTGCAGACTTCGATGGAGCAGACTTTGGATGTGAGGAAGACTATTCTATAGTCTCTACATTCACATGTCCTAAATGTGAATCATATGTAGAAGTTTATTACCCTAATAAAAACTAATGGATTTTTTGAAAGACGTTATCAAGGAGATTGGAGATGATTACGCCACGGTTGCGAACAAAATCGATGATACGGAGAGAACAGTTGACACAGGTTCTTACATACTCAACGCTCTTGTTAGTGGCAGTGTCTTCGGTGGCGTTAGTGGCAATAAGATTACAGCCATTGCTGGAGAAACCTCAACAGGAAAGACTTACTTCTCCCTCGCAATCGTCAAGAATTTCTTAGACAAGCATCCTGATGGTGGTGTTATGTATTTTGACACAGAGTCTGCAATCACAAAAGGATTGTTAGAGTCTCGTGGTATAGACCTAGAACGTGTAGGTATTATAAATGTAGTTACAATAGAACAGTTTCGTAACAGAGCACTAACCGTCGTAGACAAATATCTTGGTTTGGAAGAATCAGATAGAAAACCTATGATGTTTGTATTAGACTCTCTTGGCATGCTCTCCACAGAGAAAGAGATCAAAGATGCACTGGATGATAAGCAAGTCCGTGACATGACTAAATCTCAACTTGTGAAGGGTGCATTTAGAATGTTAACTCTCAAATTAGGTCAAGCAAATGTCCCACTCATTGTCACAAATCATACATACGATGTCATCGGAGCTTATGTTCCAACTAAAGAAATGGGAGGAGGTAGTGGACTCAAGTACGCAGCAAGTACAATCATATATCTCAGCAAGGGAAAAGAAAAGGATGGCACGGAAGTCGTCGGAAATATTATCAAAGCGAAGACTGTCAAGTCTCGTCTAAGTAGAGAGAATAGGCAAGTAGAGATACGTTTATTTTATGATGAACGTGGTCTGGACAGATATTATGGACTGTTAGATCTAGCAGATAAGCATGGTGTTATAAAAAAAGTTGCTAATAGGTATGAAATCAATGGTAAAAAGGTATACGCTAAAGAGGTATACAAAAATCCTGAGAAATATTTTACACCAGAACTAATGCAAGCATTAGATGAGGTATCAGTCAAAGAGTTTACATATGGAGGTGAATAAGTGACGGAAAGAGTTCCTCTTACCATCCTCAAAAATCTTATTCACAACGAAACATACACACGACAGGTCATACCTTTCATCGAACCTGATTATTTTGAAGAAAGGACAGATCGTATTGTTTTTGAAGAGGTTGCAAAGTTTTTGAATGAATATGATAAGACTCCTACTAAAGAAGTCTTGCATATTGAGGTAGAAAAACGAGTAGATGTTACTGAGGAGGAGTATAAAAATATAGAACAACTTATATCTGCACTTGATACGGAAGTGTCAGAGTCAAAATGGTTGCTTGATACTACAGAAGATTGGTGTAAACAGAGAGCGATATACTTAGCACTTATCAAGAGTATACAGATTGCTGATGGGCAAGATGAACACAAGAAACCAGAAGCAATCCCTGCTATACTGTCAGATGCACTGGCAGTTGGATTCGACCAACATGTTGGTCATGATTACATAGATGATTCGGAGGATCGTTATGCTTACTACCACAGAGTCGAGAACAAAATACCATTTGATCTCGAATACTTCAACAAAATTACCTCAGGTGGGATCTCTGATAAGACTCTCAATATCGCTCTCGCTGGTACTGGTGTTGGTAAGTCTTTATTCATGTGCCATGTTGCTAGTTCATGTCTTGTACAGGGTAAAAATGTCCTGTATATCACACTTGAGATGGCAGAGGAGAAGATTGCAGAGAGGATAGATGCAAACTTACTCGACACTAATATAAAAGATATTGCAGAATTACCTGAGAAGATATTCAATAAAAAGATAACAAGTTTATCTAAAAAGACAGAGGGTAAGTTGATTGTCAAGGAATATCCTACTGCATCAGCACATTGTGGACATTTCAAGTCACTATTACAAGAGTTAAAGTTGAAAAAATCTTTCTCTCCTGATATAATATTTGTAGATTACCTAAACATTTGTGCTTCTTCTAGGTATAGAACAGCAGTAAATGTAAATTCCTATTCATATGTCAAAGCAATCGCAGAAGAATTACGAGGACTTGCTGTTGAATTTAGTCTACCAATTGTCTCAGCTACGCAAACTACTAGGTCTGGTTTTGCTAGTTCTGACCCTAATCTTACTGACACAAGTGAATCTTTTGGTCTCCCTGCCACTGCTGATCTTATGTTTGCTCTTATTAGCACAGAAGAGTTGGAGGGACTTAATCAAATAATGGTCAAACAGTTGAAGAATAGATACAATGATCCGACAATCAACAAAAGATTTGTCGTAGGCATTGACAGAGCAAAGATGCGACTGTATGATGTAGAACAGGGAGCACAGCAAGACATTGTTGAAGACATAGAAGTTGTGCAACATGTAAAAAAAGAACAATCACAATCCAAATCCAAATTCGATGACTTCAAATTTTGATAAGTATGTTCGTTTCGTAAATCAAGTTACGAGTGACGAATCTAAAGATGCTGTAGCATTCATGAACCGTATACAAGACCTAAAGGAGCAGAAGACTGAAATGCATCGTCTTTTGACAGGAGCAGTAGGTGTATGTTCCGAAGGCGGAGAGTTTTTAGAGATAGTAAAGAAGATGATCTTCCAAGGCAAACCATGGGATGAGGCAAATATACATCATCTCAAGATAGAACTAGGAGATATCATGTGGTATGTTGCACAATGCTGTATGGCATTAGATGTGCCTCTTGATGAGATAACTGACATGAATATTGATAAGTTATCTAAGAGATACCCTAACGGTATGTTCCAAGAGTACTATTCGGAGAATAGAAAAGAAGGTGACCTCTAGTTATTGTATAACTTGTCTTAAGATAGGCGACAAATTTGACCATTCATATGTGAATAATCTTTATGGTATGATAAGTCTCCAGTCTGATGCAGATTTTTATTGTTTCACTGACAATCCTGAGGGAATTGATCCCAAAGTAAATATTATAGAGATAGACGTTAGTGAGTATAAATCATGGGATAATTGGTGGGCAGCGTGGTGGAAGATAGTACTCTTCGTTCGTCCTGAGTTGGAAAAGTATGAGAGAAAGATCTTTTTTGACCTAGATGTTATCATTCACGGAAATATTTCACAAATACTTGACTTCAATAGTAACTTTGCATTAGTATACAGTACGTGGAAGGGAGTTCCCTTCAAAATGAAGTACCCACACAAGAGTTTATTCAACTCAAGTGTTATAGTTTGGAAAAACGCTACGTCAATCTATGAGTATTTTATGCAAAACGCAAAACATTATGTGTCTAAATATGCAGGAACGGATGATTTTTATCACAACGAGAAAATCAAGAGAGAACAACTACCGCATTGCATATATTCCTACAGGGATGGAGAAAAACCAAATCAATTAAATAGTTTTATTTTGAGGCAGAACAAAGCAATAGCACTCTTACATCAGAGACCAAAGAACCATGAATTGAGTGAATCAGAACATCCAATAGTGAAGCACTGGAAGGTTTATATATAAATTTACGAGGAGTGATGCTGCCTGTCTAAAAAAGATCGTCGTTCACAACTACTATATCAAAAAACATTATGTCTTTTGTTAATCCTAAGTGGTTCGAGCGTTTTCCTCGCACCATTACTAAAGCAGTTACTTGGCGTAGCTGGATGATGGTTACTAACAGTGTAATCGGTTGGATCGTTTCGGGTGATCCTTGGAAAGGTCTTACAATAGGACTTATGGCACTTGTCATCAACTCCACACTCTATATTCTACATGAGCGTCTCTGGAACAGAAACGACTGGCAGCGTAGAACAACTTCTGCTACGGAGAGAGTTTACATCTAATAAATAATATTAGTAAAACTATTCCTAAGGGGTAATTTATGAAAACAATTAGATGGGTTCTAGCACACGAACCAATTGAATTGTTTCTAAGAGCTGCGAGAAAGTTCAAAGCATCTATGGAAGCAATCGCACCAGGTGCTCTGAACATCGAAATTCTTACACTCTCTGAGTACGCTGACAAGTATAATAACGGTGAGTCAATTACTAAGCACGACTTGCTTGACCTAATGGCAGAAGGGAAAATTGAGGTTTCCCAAATGTATACCTCAACATTAGGTAGAAAGCATAACAAAGACTTTTGGGCATTAGATATGCCATTCTTGTTCCGTGATCACGATCATGCAACTAACGTCTTTGAAGGTCCTATCGGACAGTCACTTCTTGATGGTTTAGCAGATCCTGCTAAAGGTGAAAAGGGCGGAGTAAAAGGCTTAGCGTTTACATACTCAGGTGGATACAGAAACATCCCTGCAAACGCAGAAATACATAAGATCGAAGACTTTGAAGGACTTGAGTTACGTTGTAACAAATCTCCTATCGCTATTGAAACTCTAGAATGCGTTGGTGCTAAGACAGTTCCAATCGAATTAGAGCAAATCAACGAAGGAGTTCAGTCTGGAATTATCGTTGGTGGAGAGTCAACATACCCTCGCTTCTTTGGATTGAAGCAGAATGAGTGTATGAATACAATCAACGACACATCTCACAGTCTATTCCTTACATCAATCATTGTAAGTGAAGAATTCTGGAATGGTCTAGACGCAGATCTTCAAGCGAAGATCCAAGACGCATCATTCGATGCTGCTAGAGCAGAAAGAGTTTGGTCTGTTGAAGACATTGACTTAGTCAAGTCTGCATGTAAAGATGAGAACATCAACGTTGTCACTATGAGCGACGAAGAGAAGTCTAGATTCAAAGAAAAGACAGCATACATCTATGACAAGTATGCACACTTGTTCCCAGAGGGACTTGTGGATTCTATAAAAGAAACAAAGTAATTCCACAGTGCATGGAATTGTGGGGAGTCTTCGGACTCCCTTTTTTTGTGTCTATATACTACATGGGATCATATTATAATGCAATTTCTTGAGTGGCCATCTCAATATATGTCTAGTGCAAGGTATTTTGATACTCCTAGATATCAGATGTTCTTTCTCAAGGAAGAGAATGAGTTGAACAAATGGATGGGATTGAGATGTATATGTAGAGCAGGATTATTACCAACAAAAAGAAAGTACACAGTTATATCACCACTACCAGATTTTGTAGACAATAATTTTCATACTGATATGACTGTAGATGATTGTTGTAGAGATGCAGCAGATCTATGTGTCAAATATGCTGACGGTAGAGCGATAAATCTCTTGTGGTCTGGTGGTATTGATAGCACCACTGTATTTTATGCCTTACACAACACAGGTCTTACCATAAATGTACATTGTGATCCTCAGGTAAAGAAGGAAGCACCATTCATATACAGTAAACTAGAAGATTATAGTAATATGAATGTTATCATGCACCATCACGATAATGCTCAAGACTGTCACCCCTATGAAGCGGGGATGAGTATAAGAAAAGGTATACAACCTTTTATAAATGAGGACAATATATTTGTGACAGGTGAGGTTGGTGATCAAATATTTGGCACAGGTAAGATATTTGCTTTTCCATTAGACAAATGGGATAGAGATTATAGGGAGAGCATACCTGAGAGAATAGATGAACTGACTTATGATACTATGCACTATGCCCTGAACAAAAAGGGTGTTAGTCTAAAGCAATGGATGTGGGCAGGAAGTTATATGTTCAAATATCAGACAGCAGTAGTCCGTAGCGTCAGATACTATGGTGCTGTAGCATCTTATGCTCCATATAATAATTGCTTCCACTTCTTTGATACACCTAACTGGAATAGATATGGACACACTAATCAAGATGAGAATAGTTCTTGGAAAAAACCAAAAGAGTATAAGATGCCACTCAAACAATGGATATACGAACAGAATGGTGATGAATATTATAGAGATAACAAACTAAAGTTCCCATCATCTAACAGAAAGAGATTATATGACAATGATCTTGACGGTTTGCATGATAATGAGGAGTGGTTTGCACTTCAAAAGGCTGTTTTTGGAGGTAATATGTAGTGGGATACAAAGAAATAGATGAAAATATATTAGAGTCTATGCATCCAGACCGTAACAATCATTCATGGTCTGAAGATGGTAGTCTTGAACCTCCTTATGATTATAAATGGAGCACTGAATATATGCCTAGGAAGATGAAAAACATCAGGAAAACAAAGGGATCGTATTATACAGGTAATTTTCATCATAAAGAAGAGGCACTCAACTTATACTTTGGTAATAGATGCATATGTAGAAGAGGTAAACTTCAAACCAAGCACAAATACAAAATAATATCACCACTACCAACTAATCTACACACTGACATGTCACTTGATAATGTGTGTGAGGATTCTGTCAACCTCATCAATGATAATTCTAAGGGTAGAAAGATAAACCTATTGTGGTCTGGTGGTATTGACAGCACTGTTGCTCTATATGCTTTTGCTAGAACAGACATACCCATCAATGTGCATTACGATGTTTCAGCACAGCAGGAGTGTCCAACAGGATGGGATGCTTTGGAGACAGGTAGATATAGTAACATAACTGCTATCAATCATGGATACGTCAACGAGAGATTTGCTCTTAGAACTCCTTTGGTTCCATATGCAAAAGATACTGGTAATATATTTGTTACAGGTGAGATAGGAGACAATATAATGGGTTCAGCAAGAGTATTTTTATACCCAAAAGAAGTTAGAAATGATCATTTCAGTAAGGTAATGCCTGAATGGATTACAAAGATGCTACATCAGTCAGTAATGTGTGTTTTGAATAAGAAAGATGTTAGTCTAAAACAATGGACTTGGGCATGGGCATTCATGGTCAAGTATCAATACTGTCAGGTTAGATGTCATGAGCAATATAATATAGCACCTTATCCACCACTCAGTAATGCGTTTCACTTCTTCGATACACCTAACTTTCAGAGGTGGGCGGTCACAAATCAGGACGAGATAAACAGTTGGCAAGAAATACCTGAGTACAAAATGACATTGAAGCAGTTTATATACGAACAAAATGGTGATAAGGAATGGAGGGATAATAAACTAAAGACCCCATCATCTAATAGACGTAGGGTACAAGGAGGATTCAATTTTGAAGATCAAGTAACTGGACTTGAATTGAATAAACAATATATAAAAGTGATAAAGAGAACCTTTGGATCAAATACTCCAAAAGTAGAGGGTTTGACCGAAGAAGAAAGAAGAGCAATGTACTAATGATAGACAGAGGTAAACAATTTGAATTTGCTGTAATGAAATCTGCTTATAGTAGGATAAGAGAACCTAGTCTTACTAAGCAATCCATGCTGAACTATTTCAATGGTCAACCCATAGAGTCTGCTATTCAAAATGCAGCAGATAAAATGGTAGATAGGATAGGTGGGAGTAGAAATACTATTTTAGGTAATGATATATTCTATGATTCTTTTATATTGATGGGTGGACAAAGACCCGAACCAAAAACAGATATCATATTCAGAAAAAGTGGTGTCAAACATAGATGCTCTCTAAAATATGGTGGTAGATTTCAATTATCTTCTGCTGGTATAGAGAGTTCTATAAAGGTGATGACTGGTGTGCTAACAAAAGTATCTTTTAGTGGTGGTCTTGGTGGATTAGAAGTAAAGAGAGTAGCCTCAGTCCTTTCAGAACTATCAGAAATATTTCAAGGACCTAAAAGACAAGAGAAGCCTATAATGGATAGACTTATGAGAGAAGCAAAAAAGGAGGGTGGTATAAATGAAAGACTGCAAGATATCTTAGGATCAAGAAAACTGCCACAGGGGTCAAAAGTATATCAAACATTCAAGGAGGAGTTAGTCAGGGAGGCATTGACAGGTAGGATTGCATTTGGTGCCAACAATGACAAGACTGCTAACTTTATATTGACTGATAAGTATCTACGTAGGATAGATGCTACACTTGTAAAAGAGGTCACATCAAAGACTCATGTAGATATTCGACCCAAAGGTCGAGGAATAACTAAGGAGGGTATTAAATTAAATGAAGCAGTCGTCCGAATTGAATCAATTGATTGATGAGTTAATCGAAGTCTATAAGACACAGAAGTCTCATCGAAAGCAAATCATGGTTAAGGAAGTTGAAGACTTCCAACGCTTTTTCTATGCTATAACTGGAGCCATAGATAAATATAAGCAAATGCAATATGTTGGACTGCATTATATTGAATCCAACAAAAAATCAATCTACGAAAAATTGAAGTGAAACAGTTCACACAATTCATAACCGAAGCAAGAACCACTAAGGCATCGCAAGAAGCGAAGCGTTTGGGTCTTGTTGGTGATGGTCATGGAGACTGGTATGACAGACAAGGAAACCTGAAGGCAAAGACTGTCAAGGGTGAACTTAAAATGTTTAGTGGTCAAGGCAGTGGTGATGATGAGATGGGAACTGCTGGATCCAGTGCAGCAGCAACAGTTGCTAAACGTGGTTCTGGTGATGACGGACCTACGCTTGCAAGTAAAGTTGCAGCAAGGTCAGTACAAACAGCACAACCTAATCCAAACTCTGCCAATGGACAGGCAAAGGCAGCACTACAGAATGTCAGTAGAGAGAACCCACTCACGATTGCGTTCGATAAATTTGACAAAGATGATGTCACCGACAATATACTTGCTACAGTAGAGGAAGTATCAGGTGGCGAATACTTCTACATATTCCCAAGTAGAGACACTGAAATTGAGGAACTAAAAAATGCATATCCTAAGATTAGCGAGTCCATCGTTGACGATGCAAACGCAGAAACAATCTATGACGTCTTACAATCACTCTATGAAAATGGATTTGACGCAATTAATATCGTTGTACGACAGTCCAGAGCCAAAGAAATCTCAGAGCTAGCATTGAAAGCAAACGGTCAACTCTACAATTATATTATGATGAACGTCATACCTGTAGACGAACGTACTATAAGAGAACAATACTTAGCAGGAGACATATTCAAAAATGGTTCTATGATTGAGTCACACAGTAGAGTTGGACAGATTTTTAGACGTGGTGCTAACCATCTAATTTGTGTTGATGAGAATAAAGAAATTTTCAGAGCGTGGATATCAGAGGCAAAAGAAGTAGACAAACTATTCCTGCCACTTGATTTTTGATAAATAATACGATAAGACTTAGGAAAGAAATGAGTAATCCCTTTACACAAGTTTACGATGATCTAAGATCACCTTATTTGCAAGAGAAGAAAGCAAAGAAAGATTATGATGGTGATGGTAAGATTGAGAGTGGTTCTAAAGAACATGCTGGTGTAGTTCATAATGCTATACAGAAGAAGAAAGGTGGCAAACCTGATGGTCAGGACACTCGCACTGAGGGTAAAGCATATGGACTTTACAAAGGGGATGGTAAAGTAAAGCTTGGTCAGAAAGAAGAGAAAAAACCACCAAGAACTGCTAAAGGTGCTATGGCATATGATGGTCCTAACAAGGCAGCATCTGAAGCAAGAGATAGAATCATCGCTAAGACTAAGGCAAAGAGAGCGAAGTTGAAGAAAGAAGACTGGAGAGCAGACTTAGGGTTTGAAATAGTTGAGCATCATCAAAAGGATGAAGATGGTAATGTCCTTGAGCATGAAAATGAGGCAGAGGGAACACCTAGTTCTGTAGAGGAAGCAGTAAAGGGAGAAAAGTTAGACATTAAAACAACTGGTATAAAGAACAAGGTCGAAATCAATCCTGAGATGAAGACTGAGGCAAGAGATAGATTACTAGAGAAGATGTCTCAAGCAAGTAAGAATGTAGGGACTACTCAGTGTTGGAAAGGTTATAAGAGAGCAGGGACACAAATGAAGAATGGAAAGGTTGTTCCTAAATGTGAAAAGGAAGAGACTATTGCAGAGAAGAAGGGTCTCTGGGATAATATCCATGCTAGACGTAAGGCAGGAAAGGCAAAGAGAAAACCTGGTGATAAAAATTATCCAAAGACATTGGACATTGAGTCTTATACCATGCTTGATAAGGTAGAGGACGAAGCACTCAAATTGTTCAATGCTAAATGAAAAAGCAGTCTCCCGAAAGCAACAAAGATTCTTCGGGATGGTTAGAGCGGCTCAAAAAGGTGAGGCGAAAACTACCTCACCTGAGGTTGCCAGAACTGCTGCCAGCATAAAGATGAAAGATGCAAAGAAGTTTGCATCAACCAAACATAAAGGACTACCTGAAAAGAAAATGAAAAAGGAATCTGTAAGTGAAGACGCTAAAATGAGGAGGCAGAGTGATGAGAAACTCGCTGCTGCTCATAAGAAGTTTAGTAGTATGGATCAGAGTCCTGCTAACTCTTTCATGAAGAAAAGAATAGAGAAGGAAATTAATAGAAGAAAGAAGACTGTAAAAGAAGCTGCAGAACTAAAGAAAGCGAAGATAAATTATAAGACCACTAAGAAAGGTGGTAAGACAACTTATCATGTCAATAAAAATGATGAGGCAGATGCACAAAAAGCAATGAAGAATGATCCAAAATATATTCTTGGTAAGACTAGAGTGAAACCTGTAAAGGAAGAAGGGGAAGCGTATCATACCATGTCTACTAGAGAATTTAACAAAACTCATAGAGACTTCAAGAGTGGGTCAAAGAAAAAGGGTAATGCAAGAGTAACAAAGGGAGTTAATAATGTATCAGGTGGAACTACACCAGTATCCAGACGAGTAAAATTTACTGATGAGTACATACATGAATTAGATTTGAAGAAGATTGGTAAGAAGATAGTCAATAAAGCAAAAGAGGTTTGGAATAGACCTGTCATGAAGGATTATCCTACAAAAAAACAGCATTTAGATAAGATAAGGAGTCAAGGTGGTGACCCATCTCATTGGGAATCAGTGCAACAAGAGGGTGCATTCACTACTGGTGCAGCGTTGACTGCTGCTGGTCTTGCTGCATGGAAATTTTCTCAGGGTATGAAGGCAAGAAACCAGATGAAGAAGTCCATTG